AAGCGTGATAGGTCTGTCCTGTGGATGTAGCCCGTAAAGCTAGCCCCATCGCCCTGACTACAAAACCCACTAAAGCAGATATCTTTAGGGCTTAAGATAGTAATTCCACGCTCTTCCATCTTATCCATAAATAGGCTGTATTCATCTTCCCACCAGTCGTAATCGACATTGAAATACCTATTCTTTTCAAGTAGTTCCTGTGTATCCATACTTATCTCCAACTTGGTTGTAGTGGTTGAATAGGTGCAATAGGTTGGATAGGCTGTGGATAACTTGGCATACTTGGTGTACTAGTTGAGCTACCAATGGGCATTCCGTATGAATCGTTTAGGAATGTGGTATTACCTGACTGTGTTGCTGATCCTGTGGGCATACCGTATTGGTTATTAAAGAATGTTGTATTACCTGATTGCGTTGCGCTACCTTGTGGCATCCCATATTGATCATTAAAGAATGTAGTGCGTGGTGCTTGTGCATACACAATGCCTGTTAGTAACATTGATAGTAGTAATGTTTTATACGTGTTCATGTTGGTAGCCTTTTAGTAAGTTGAATCGTTTCATCTATTAAGCATCTTGCTTCTTCAATTGCATCGTGTAAATGTCTAGTTCGGAATTCGTGTAGGCAGTCTTCATCTACTTGTACATATAGTTCCATTAAGCAGTTAAGCAGTTTCTTTTCTAGCTCAGTCATACCCATACGCCTTTTCTATTACGCTCTCTGCGTCAGTTGTGTTATTAAATATTCCAAGTGGAAAATACCCACTAACTTCCCCGTTGTTGCGCCTTACTATTAACGCTTCATATACATCTTGATCTCTATGTTCAATCCTTGCGTCTACTTTTCTAGTGCCACGGTTTTTAAATCCACATGATCCTCCTATGTAGTAAATCCATTCATGGTTAGTCATGCTGCCTCCATTCTGTTAGTTACTCTCCATGCTGTAAACTCATCTTCGAGATGCATAAAATTTATAAATTTCGCTCTTATGCTTACTTCCAAAGTCATAGCTTTTCTATGTTGCCTTGTCTCTTCTACTAACTTTAAGAGTTGCTTACCTGTAAGCCACTTACCTTCATGCCAAGTAAGCCCTCGTCTCTCCATATCCTCATTAGTCATACTTACTCCAGTCTATTTTTCTTGAGTCGTTTGTAGGCAGCATGATAGGTGATTCCTAGTTTGCTAGCTATTTGTGTCAGCGATTTACCGTTAACTATGATTGAATCTCTCATATTAGCCCTCTGTTCTTTACCTGTTGCCCACTTGCAATTACTTTTTGAATAGCCCTTGTTGTTGTCTACTCTATCGATACTCATGCCTTCTGGTCTTTCCCCCATATCTATTAAGAAGTTCTCGAACTTATCCCACCGCTCGCATACCGTAATACCTCTACCACCATAGTCTTTATATCGGGGGGTATTTGGGTTGTTACACCTATTACGCATAGCTTTCCATGTTCGATGGGTAGGTGTGCCAGCCATGCCGTGCTTAGTAGTTGATTCCCCCAGCACACTTTTTTTACGGCATCCACATGAAGTTGTGTTTCCACTTTTCAGGTGGTTGGTTACTGTTACGGACTCTCCACCACAGTCGCATATACTTCTCCACTTGCTACCCCCTAAGTACTCCTTAACTACTAACAAACCATACCGTTTACCACTAATATCTACCCATATGCCCATAACTAATCCATATCAAAGTGAATAACATCCCCATACGGGGGTACTTGGTCGCTACTTACACACCAGACTGTATTGAAGTTAGGAGCTTCTGTGTAACTATCGAACCCATCGGTTAGTGTAACACATACTAACGGATTTATACCGTTTTCTTCTAAGTATTTAAAGCCGTTCTCCATACAAGTGCCACCGCCTGAATAGAACTTGATCTCGATCTCTTCACCAGCATCAAATACCTCATACTTTTGTACTTGAGTATCGGTGTAAATAACGTGGACTTTCTCAGGTGTGCATTGCTCGACAATACGTTTCAGGTGTCCGTTGTAATGAGCGATCTCTTGCTTACTAATTGAACCGCTAATGTCTACTTGAATAGCTAACTCACCCATAGTAGGTACTTTGCCTGTTGATGGCATGTATACACCAGCCCCGATATGACGACGGTTAGGACGTGTCCATGTGTAATCAGACGCAGTTAAGCCAGTCATGTATTTCTCGAGGTGCTCATACCAAGGAATCTTGGAATTGATACGGTCGTTAACGAACTGGGCTAACTTACCTGGGAGCTTGCCACGCATCTTGGCAACTTGTGCAGCTTCTGCCAACTCAACTTTCATCTGACCTTCAGCCTCAGCCATCTCTGATTCAGTCATGGGACTACCTTCGATAATTACATCATCGCCCATACCATCACCATCCATATAGCTACCACCACCATTAGGCATATCAGGTAACTCGTCATAGATTTGCTCAGAGGTCTTATCTTTTGAGCCTTTCATATCAATACAGTTTGGGATACGCTGACCTACACCGCACTCATCTAACGTGTCGTTGATCCAAGCATCAGTCGCATAGTTCCACTTCTTATGGTCACGCTTGCCTTGGCGTAGTGCAGTCTGGTTAATGACGTGTCCGACTTCATGCGCTAAACCCCATACAATCTGCTGTACTGGTAAAGACTCAATGAATTCTTCGTTGTAATAAATAGTTCCACGATCCGATACCGCTAGGGTAGGGATATCATTACGAGCAACTAACTTACGCTTGTACAAAATCGAGGCGAAAAATGGCGCATCTAAGCCAATAGCTACTTTTGCTTTATCTAACTTCGTTGCTTGTCTCATGTGAATTTAACCTTTTGTATTAAGCCCATTGATTTCATAAATACTTGATCTCTTGCTATTTCATAGTTAGTAAATGCATTAAAACCATCCCCGCCTTCTAACCTATTAACTATCCGTAACATACGGATATTTTCTTTATGCTTTCTGCCTAGCTTGCGTCTTTGCTTGCTATTCACTATCTTTACCCTTTATGCGAATACCATCTTTGGTTAGTGATATGGTTGCGTTGCCTTCTGCTATTGCTTTAAAGCCCAACATACAAGCATCACATATATGTATTAGCTTAGTAGTTCTTCTTACGTAGTAGATAGTAGATAGGCTTGCTGTAATTGCCCATGCTAGGGCGAAACTTAGTGTGTTATCCATTAAAAGAATCCTTGCATTTGTTTAGCAATAGCATCTAACTTACTTGCTGCTTGCATACGTACTACTGGTGATTCACGCAATACATCTTTGTGCTGGTTGTAAATCGTGAATGATTGTGACAGGTGATTGATAACTTGATTGAGTTCTTGGTTGTCGTCAATGTTCAACTTACGTGCCATCTCTAAGCCTTCGACCACATTAGTAATTGCTGTATCACGAAAGATCGCACCCTCCGTACCAATTGGCTTATTTAACTTATCTACTAAATGTGTTAGTGGTTCAAGCATGCGCTTAATGTTATCTGCACGGGCTAATTGCTCAGCTTCCTTAACAGCATTAGATAGAGCTTGCTTGTCACTATCACTTACATCGAATAAGAAGTGTGATGAATCAGGAAGGGGGGTAAACCGTAGATCAAATCCCATCTTCTCTCTAAACTCTTCAGCCGTTGGGTAGTCCTTAACTGACGCACGACTAGGCTTAGTAGGATCAGCGTTACGCTGACGAGTAGCAATATCAAGCTGTACATATGTATCGTAGTTAGGCATGTGCTTATTAAGTAGCTCATCCACTGAGCTTATCAAGTCACGCATCATCTTCGAGTACTCCATGTAATACCCATTCGGAAGCATCCTTGGGCCCTTATCTACATAAGGTATGGTGTTAGTTTTGTGTGTTGTATACACAAGAGAAGCCCGAGACATGATTTGATTAACAGGGTTACTGGTATCACGAAACAACTTACTACTAACGATCAAGCTACCATCGCCCATCTCTTGCTGGATAACCGCTTCCGCAAAGGTGTCACGTTTGGTTAGGTTAGCCCGTCGTACTGTTAGCTTAACTAACATAGCCTTAGCATTGAGTGGTGTTACTTGTGGTGTGTTCATATTAATGTGCTTTCTTAATTGCAATTTGGATTTTTCCTCCTGAACTTACTAACTCCTTTGCATGTTCAATACGCTTAACAAACTCATTACTATCCATCAGCTTTTTAACTGCTTTCTTTAGTTCTTTTGTGTCACATGCACTAGCTATGTATAGGTTCTTAGCGTTCGCTGAAAGATTTTCATTTGGGTAGTGCCATTTAAAATATCCGTGGTCAACACCGTGCTCTAGCCTGTAGATAACTCTTTGCGCTTTATATAGATCATTTAAGTGGTTGTATATCTCTTCATTAACCCCGTTAAATTCGATAGTTTTAAAGTCATAGTAGTTACTAGACTTAAACTTACTTAATCCATCAGGGATTATGATCTTAGGTACACCTACATATTCGATCACTTTGTTATATGCTTCTGCAGCTTGTCCACCTCTAAATGGTGTACTACCAATATCAATCCATTTAATTACACGGTTCTTGCTGATCTTGCTTAGCTTGCCTAAGTCCCATGTAACGGTTGTATCTGTAATACAGTTATGTTTCATTACTCGGTAGAAATCCCAGTAGTCGTTAACTACTACTTGCGCTTGTTGTGGTTGCATTTATATTTCCTCCATTCGTTTGATAGTCTTAGCTACTCTTGCTGACATAGAGCGATAGACTTGTTCTTCAACACGTTTTTTCATGAGTTCAAAGTCAGCTAAGATTTCTCTAATTACTTTCTCGCCTTCTTCAAGCATGATTTCTCTGAGCTTCTTACTCATCTCATGTTCAAAGTGATAGCCTTTCCATTCGTCTCTAACTGACTTAATCATTTCTGATTTAAGCACATGGGCTACAGCATTGTTTAGGTTAGTCATAACCTCTTGCTGGTTAAGTGTTACCTTAATGTCTAGGTTCTCTTCGCTCATTTAGATTACCAATCCAGAGTTAGATACTGCCCATTTAACGAACGCTTTAGTCTGCTTGATCTCAGGCTTAAGACGCATCGCATCTGATACGCACATTACTGAGAACTCAGGGGGCATACGATCAATGAACTCAATTACTCGGTCAAAGTTATCTTTATCAATACGGTTGGCAATAGCACCAGTAAGCGCATACAACACATCCATCTTGGTAGGTACTTCAGCCTTGCTTGGGTGCATCATCAACTCATCTAAGTTAGGTAAGTTCTGATAGATCTGACGGAACGCTACGAACTCAGCGGCAGCACCTTCACCCACATCACCAGCTACATTGGCAAAGTACAAATCACTACGCAAGTTAGTAGGGATCTTAGACACCCGCTCCCAAGCTCTAGGAGTAGGAGATACTCTTGCATTAGGGTCAAACGCTGAGATCAAAGACTCACGGAATCGTAAGAACTGAATCTGCACTAAGTCCATGCCGTTGGTAAGCCAGTAATCTACAAAGTCATTGGTGTTTACATCAAAGTCTAAGATACGCATACGATTAGCTAACTTAGTGCTTAAGCGATTAGCGCCTGACTTATCTTCGGTACGATTACCAGAGGCAATAATGTAGGTGTCTTGTGATAGGTGAAGGTTGCCTACACTTCCGTCATAGATCAATCCGCATAAGGCGTTCTGCATTGAGGCAATACAGTCAGTAATCTCTTCAATGATTAACAGGTTACGACCCGACTCTAATACGGCTAAGTCATCTGGCTTGATCCACTTCGTAGTTTCTCCGTTGTTATTCGGTGTGCCAAGCAAATCAACAGGGTCACGGAGTGAGGCATTGAACTCGACTACATTATCAAATCCCATATCCTTTCCTATCTTACGGGCGAGGGCAGACTTACCTCCGCCTGGTGCACCAAGTAACATAAACGGTACTTTATGGCCTGATTCAAATTGCGCTTTAATACTAATTTCAAGGTCTGAGAATTTCATGGGGGTTCCTATTGGGTTATGCTGCTAATCTTTGTTCTACTAATCCTGTTAATCCAACCAAGCTGATACGGTTAAGCATTTTTGTGTCAAACCATGTATCAACCCCATGGGGTTTAGCTATTGATTGGTGCTTACTTGTTGTCCTACTAAACTTATCCTTATTGCCGTACCACTCGCCTGTCTTGTAGTCATAGACATACATTGGGAAGTGATGCCCATACGAATAAACTGTGTAGGTATGCGCTTTGTGATCTTCAATAGTCTTAGCAAACATCGTTTCGTTAACGGTGTCAAAGTTCTCCTTACGCATTACATAGCTACGTGCTTCGTTGTTAGTGATTTTTGCCATACAAGTCCTTCATTTGGGGGTGCTAGTTAGACTGTTAGTTCTTGTTGCTCTACATCTACTGCATATCCATACTCTTTAATCATCTTTATATTTGCGGCTGTTAGTGTGGTTTGGTGGGCTATCCTTGCGAATAACTTAGCCATCTCACACACGGGGTAGTACTTATCTTCGCCATACACATTCTTAATTCTTACGGTAATCATTGGCATGGTTTAACCTCCATTAGTAACGGCTTATCTCTTATCCATCCATACTTCGGGTTTACTTGCGGTTTTACTTCAATACCTTGTGAGCGTAGGGCGTCGTCTATATAGTTATAGAAACACTGTTTACCGTACTGCTCGGACATTCTCAAGATTGCATCTATAAACTCTTTGGTGTGCGCTAGCTTTTTAAATTCTGGTGTTTTACCTAGCTTCACCCATTCAATTAGCGTTGCTTTATCTGCTTCAGTTAGTTCCATGGGTGCGTTCTATGACAGGTGATTGAAATGTATCGGTCTGTAATACCAAGGCTTCGCTTAATAACTCCAAGCACGTTGCCTTATCGTCTTTCTCCAGTAGTGCATAGAACGCTGACTCGGTTAGTACATTGATACGGTGCTCACGTGACTGGAAGTATTCATCCCATATATCAGGTGCATACTCGGGGTAGTTAGGCTCTAGTAACTCATCCTGCCAAAACTCTTCTTTCTGTAGTGCATTAGTCCTACTCATATAGTTCTCCTTTGAACTCTTTACCTTCATATAGATAGAGTGCTTCGCTTAGTGATAGCCTCGCCCTAGCTCTGGATACCTCGTCATCTACATCATTAAGTGCAAAGAACGTATCTAACATACATACATGGATGCGATGGGCTAAGGCTTGGGGTGAGTCTAGGTATTCATACGTTGGGTTATTAAGTGTTGCTATGCTCCATGTGTTTGGGTTATCTAGTTGTGGCTTAGGTTCGATGGGTTTAACTACTAAGGTTCTGGTTCTGTGGTCTGGTTTCATTAGGTCTTTCCTACTAGTTAGCCTCGCTATAAGTTCTTGGTACATGATCGATTGCTGTTGCTCCGCACTCATGAGTTCCCACATAACTTGGCTAACTGTGTGAGGTTTGTTATTCGACACAGCGCTCTACCTCGCTCAATGATTCTCTCCAATGGGCTACATACCCAGCGATATAGATTTCTTCATGCTCTGTGTTATCGCTATCAAAGTCTGAATCGATATAAGACTTACGGGCGTTTTCAGTTGTTTCTATATAGGCAACTAGTTTCTCGTTCTTAGTCATGAGTTACTCCGTTATTAAGTGTTCAGGGTATTTATGGTTAAAACAGGCATTACATAATGGCTTCATCTTGGCTTTGTTGAAGGTTTCTACCATTAACTTACTAACTAAACCACCTACACATTCGGTGCAGAAATATTGGTGGGACTGATGTAATGGGGTATTAACTCGGGCATTATGTTTGGCATTAACTTGGGCTTTCATATATTCACCCCGATATATATCCCCATAAATAGAACTGCGGTCAAACCTACCCATACTGCCAACTGATTTCGGGTTGCTATCCATTCCTCGTTACGTAGTTGTGTGTATGAAATGCTATGTTTGTTAGTCATCTTCTCACCTTGTTAGTAAGTTAATTGTATGTATGTTAGTAGGTACTCGATAGTGGGGTAAACCCTAATCATCAAGTTCATTGCGTGGTCAATCGTGACAGGTGCCCTAAAAAAAGAGTTACCTGATGGTGAAGTTATTGCGTGGATGGGGTAATTATTGAAATGTAGTGGTGCAATTATTGAATGAGGGGGAAATGCTCAATTATTACAAATCGCCCTGTGAGGCATGATGGATAAGGCTATGTCGTGAACGTGTGTATACAATAATTGAATTATTGAGTTTTTCGAAAGGGTATCCCCATATCTGAGAATTCGTGGAAGTCCCAAGTGCAAGCAAAAACACCACGCAATAACTCAACACGTCTCACACGTAACATATACATTTACATCAATTATTCAATAATTCAATTATTACAACCCGCTAGGCCTTATGGAATAAGGAAAGTGCATTTATTGTGGAATAATATGACCCCTAAAACCTCAATTATTGCAAAGTGGGGCTAAATCCTAGTCCTGATCCCAAAAGTACGAGCATGGTCATAGATACAATCCGAGTTGGTAGTCTTGGAGCTTGGCGGTCTTGATGGATGCACTCGACCAATATCACCCACTAAATAATGCAATGGATATAATCCACTAAATGTACCCATGGGAACACGACGCACGACATTAACTTTAGGTTTAAATATAATATGCTGATAATCATTAATAGCCTTGATTATCTCTCGCATTATTAACTGCTCATTATTCATATAATAATCTCATTATTAAGTTATTAAATGGGGGAGATAATATTATCTCCCCTCGGCACACGACATAATCCGATTATTAGATTATTGAATGGACTTAGCGATATCCTGCACAACACTCACCAAGCTAATGACGTTATTTAATAAAACACGCTTGCTTGATGGCTTGACAATCTGCTCGCCAGTCTTTTTACTTACGGTTATGGTGTAGCCACGACCTCTTGATAACTCAAGGTCTAAGAGTTTGTCGTTATAACGATCATTCAGTGATTCGAATGAGGCACGGTTAGGAATTGAGAGCGATTCGCCTGTAAGGGCAGAAATAGCTTGGGCTAAAGGGTTGTAGTTACCTTGACGGGCTTGAGTGGCGATTTCAACTGCGCCTTGCTCACGCAAACCTTGACGGCAAGCCACACCAACCTTACCCGATGTTGAAGCCAAAAAGGTGCGAGCCTGTGGTGATGCAGTAGGCAAAACACTTAATTTGCGCTCCGTTACAGTTTTACCTACAACGATGACTTGTGCAGATGCAAAAGAAACTTCATTTTCAGCGATGTAATTAGCTAATGTTTTCATGATTCAATACCTTATAGTTAAGAGGAGGTTGAAAATCCCTTGTCTAAACCGAGCATATAAAACTAGCTTAGTAAAGAATCTTCATGCCTCCCCCTAGTGCCATAGGGGGGTTTACAAATTGTTAAAGAGGAGGGTTTGAGATCCGATAGCTTGGTACTTCTCATCCGCCCGATCAGCACCATTAGTGTGATGTTGCAGTGAAACTAGCTAACAGAAATAATGCAACCCTGTATAAACTAAGCCCTGAGACCGCCAAGTAAGGAGGGTACAGGGGGTGGCGCTAGACTGGTATGCGTGGGGGGTGGCTTTACGTATTGGCAATAGTGCGATTCCTATTTTTTAGGTACATACACACGTTCTATATACGCATACTCACCTTAAAATACCAAACACATGCTAACATGTTAGTATGTATAAAACATGCTCTAGGTGTAAAACACCAAAACTAACTATAGAATTCTCTAAGCAAAAAGACACAAAAGACGGGCTTAGATCTGATTGTAGGCAATGTAAAGCTTTAAAAGCGAAGCAGTATAAAGTGTTAAACCCTGACAAAATTAGAGAGACAAAACGCAAATGGAAACGAGCTAACCCAGATAAAGTGGCAGCCTCAAAGAGAAGATATATCGAAAAGAACCCAGACAAACAGGCTGCGCAGAGAAAGACCCGTAAATGCGCAGAGCTAAAACGAACCCCACCGTGGTTAACAGAGCAGCATAAAAAAGAAATTAGAGTAGTTTATAGAAAGGCAAAAGAAGAACAACAGGCAACTGGCGTTGAGTACCACGTGGACCACATAGTGCCTTTAAGAGGTAAAACGGTTTGTGGCCTTCATGTCCCCTGGAACCTTCAAGTTATCCCAGCTAAAGAAAATATTAAGAAGAGTAATAACTGGCATGCGTAGGGTAGACATACAGGTTGTTCGCAAAACTACCAAAAAACCGGAAGATTTCATACCGGAGTAATTCGTACCTAAAAATATTAGGGTAACTACTAACAAACTGCATAGAAACAAGCTAACATAGCGGCATGCAAGTCGTTATCAAACGAGTGAACCCACTCAATCCCGTAATAGCGCAAGCTCTAAAAAAGCTGCAGAAAAGCTGTCTGCCTTGCGATACCGTGTATGACGTAGCAGAAGGTTGGTGGTGGATTGGGTATTACAACGACATGCCCGTGGCGTTTGCAGGATTAGTTAAATCATCGCAGTGGCATGGCACCGGATATCTTTGTCGAGCGGGAGTATTAAGAGTCTGCCAAGGACATGGAGTACAAAAGAAACTTATTAAAGCAAGAATGCAGTATGCAAAGAAGTTGGACTTTACTCACGTAGTAACTGATACACGAGATAACCCCGCAAGCGCAAATAGCTTGATTTCATGCGGCATGAAAATGTATGACCCTAGAAGCCCCTGGGCATATAAAGAGTCGTGTTACTGGATCAAAAAGCTCTAATGCCGTATAAAGATCCAGAAAAACGTAAGAGCTACCTAAAGATAAAATCAGCAGAGCATTACGAAGCAAACAAAGAGCGCATAAAGCTTAAGACAGCAGCGACTAAAAAGGCAGGACGAGCGAAATGGGCGGAGTTCAAAACCGGACTACACTGCTGGAAATGTAAACAATGCCACCCAGCCACCTTGGATTTTCATCATGTTAACCCCCAAGAAAAAGAGTACAACGTTCATATGTTGATAAGTAGTGGGATGTTTACAAAAGCATATGAAGAGATCAAGAAATGTGTAGTACTTTGTGCAAATTGCCACCGAATACACCACTACGATGAGCGTATGGAGCTCAAAAAAGCGAAGAAACGTAAAAAAAGCCCTTGATTCTGTTGTAAAACATGCTAACATGTGTCGAATCAACACACAAAGGAGCTAACATGGCTGTGAATTTGAAGAAGATTTTTGCTGGTAAAGAGAGCAAAAAAGAAGAAAAAACAGAGTTAAAAGTAGGCAAAAAGGCTTATTTAAAGGGTGAGAAAGCTGAAGGCGAGAAAAGCCCTAAGTTCCCAGCTCCTAAAGGCAAAAAATGCTAAAGAAACTTGTAGGGCTTTTTAAAGCAACTCCTGTAGGCGTAGTTAAGCCTTCTATTCCAGCATTAGCCCCAGCACCTGCTACACCAAAGGTTGAAGTTAAACGCAAACCTGCAGTGAAAAAAGCAGTTGTAAAGAAACCCGCAGTAAAAACCACAAAACGTAAATAAGGAAAACACATGGCTTTGAAATTAGACCTCGATATCGCAGAAGTACAAGGCGTTGTTAATGCATTAGCTACCCAACCTATGGGCCAAGTTGAAGCATTGGTAAACAAGATCCGTGCACAAGTAACCCCACAATTGGAAGCGCAACAAGCTGCAGAAAAAGCTGCTGCAGAAGCTGCTCCAGTAGAAGTAGTAGCCGAGTAATGAGTACTCCAATGAAACGGCATAATTTCTTTTTGCCAGATCGCATTTGGGAAGGGTTACAACACCAAGCTATGGCTAAGCAAATGACCATTAGTGAAGTGATTCGTCAAATGCTGACTAAGAGCTTAGATCTTGATGTCAAGAAGTGAAGACGAAGTAGAGTACCTGCCTCAAAGACTGGCAGTGCCGCTCGATATCCCCGCAGAAATGGTGCTTGCAATGGCCACGGGGATGGAGGAGCCTAAAGAAATAGCATCACGTTATGGGTTTGAAGGGCCGAAGTGGGAGCAGCTATCCACATGGAAGCCATTTTTAGACGCTGTAGCGAAGCAAAGAGCAGAGTTCGAGGCATCGGGTTACACATTCCGTACGAAGGTCAGAGCACTCACTGAGGACCTCTATGACGATGTTTATCGCATAGCCAAAAGTAATGACTCGACACTGATGCAAAAGCTGGAAGTATTGAAGTTCGGAGCAAAGCTTGGAGATATGGAACCTAAGCCCCAAGTACAAGCGAATGTAGCAGGGCAGGGCTTTTCAGTAACGATTAACTTAGGCACTCATGGCGATTTGTCGAAAAAATCGCAAACAATCGACACACTGGCAAAACATGTCGATGACGTAAAGATGATCGAAGAAGTTAAACCTAAAGCAAAAAAGAAAAAGGTTGCTGATGAATAATACTTACCTATGAGTGCACTTACGTATACTCCGCCTAAGTCAGTTGAGCCATACCTTACCTCAGAGAGCTTTGTATCTTTAATCGTTGGGCCAGTTGGTAGTACCAAGACCACGGCATCTATTATTAAGATTGCGTACCACGCTAGCCGTATGGCACCTTGTAAAGATGGTATCCGCAGGTCAAGAGCGATCTGGGTACGTAATACGAAAGAGCAGTTACGAGATACAAGTATTCCCGACTTCTTGCGCTGGTATCCCGATGGTGAAGCTGGAGCCTATGCAAAGACTAATTACACTTTTTCTATGAGGTTTGGCGATGTCGAATGTGATGTGTTGTTTCGTGGTTTGGACGATGCTAACGATACTCGTCGGCTTTTATCTCTACAAGCATCTTTTGGCATCTTGGATGAATTTCGAGAGATCTCCCCAGACATCTTCAATGCACTTCAAGGCCGTTTGGGTCGCTATCCGTCTAAGCTTGATAACACTGTGGGTTGTGTCACTGATGATGGTCTATCCAATGCTCATATCTGGGGAGCAACAAACCCTCCCGACATGGACACCTGGTGGGAAAAGTATTTATCTGAGCCACCAAAAAATGCCGAGATCTTTTTCCAGCCATCAGGCTTAAGTGCTGAAGCAGACTGGGTAGACTTTTTACCTGATGATTACTACGCTAACTTAGCAGAAGGCAAAACTGAAGACTGGGTAGACGTATATATCAATGCGAAGTTTGGTAAATCCCTAAGCGGCCAACCAGTATTCCGTGCATTTAATAGCGATAGCCATGTAGCAAAAGGCCCATTAAATTACATTAAAGCTTCTACATATCCATTAATTTTAGGTATGGACTTTGGATTAACACCAGCTTGCACCATTAGCCAAGTAGACCCAATGGGAAGATTTCTTACCTATTCTTGTTTAACTTCAGAAGGTATGGGTACTTTACGTTTTGTGCGTGAGAAATTAAAGCCATTATTAACCAACAAGTTCCCAGGCATGAATATGATTGTGATTGGCGACCCTGCAGGTAGCCAGAGAGCTCAGACAGATGAGCGCAGCGTATTCGATATCCTAAAACAAGAAGGCTTTAGAGTTATCCCCGCTAAAACCAACAGCATTGTGGCACGTATTAGTGCAGTCGATAAGCTGTTAACACGTTCTGTAGATGGCAAACCAGCGTTGCTAATTGATCCTAGCTGCCGAGAATTAATTAATGCACTACGAGGCGGGTATCGCTACAAGATTAAATCGAACGGGGAAACGGATGAAAAACCGGAAAAGAACTCCTATTCTCATATTGCTGATGCTTTTCAGTATGCATGCCTTCATGCGGATGGCAACCTTAGTGGGGATACGTTAGTAACTAAAGCTAAAGAAATCCAGAAGAGTGCTTTCATTTGGGCTTGACGTGTTAGTATGTAAGAGGTATATTCGAAATTATTAGGCTAAGATAACCACTATGCAGAAAGCACTAAATATTACTGGCGCAAATGCACCTGGTGTCACCTCGGTAGGCGGTATCGTGCCTATTAAGTCCATAAAACACATGCTTGAAGAAGAAAAAGCTGCCGCACTTGCAGCTAATAACGAGCCTGTAGTACAGCGTTTAGTAGGCCATATAAAAGAACTATGGACTTCCGCTAGGACTGCTAAAGAGTCGACAGCAGAGCAAAAGATGCTCAAATCCGTTAGACAACGTCGGGGTCAGTATGAACCAGATAAGCTGGCGCAATTAACTCAGCAGGGTAGTACAACAATCTACATGATGCTTACCAGCAATAAATGCCGTGCGGCATCTAGCTGGCTTCGTGATGTATTGGTAACTACTTCTGGCGATAAACCTTGGACAATTCAGCCTGGGCCAGTTCCAGATATGCCCCCAGATATGCTGCAAGAGTTGATGCAGAAAGCCCAGATCCAGATCCAACAAACATTGATGCAAGGGCAAAACCCTAGCCAACAAGAAGTACGTCAAATGCTCCTTGATCTAAAAGACGAGGCTAATAGCCACATACGAGATATTGCAATCCAAGATTGCGAGCGTATGGAAAAGAAAATGCAGCAACAGCTCATTGAAGGTAACTGGGTTCAATCATTTGCAGACTTCTTAGACGATATCGTTACTTTCCCATCAGCAGTTATGAAGGGACCTGTAGTACGCAAGAAACCTAAGATGCATTGGATTCCTGACAAAAGTGGTCACTATGCTTTAGACCTACAAGATACCTATTGTCTAGAGTGGGAGCGTGTTGACCCATTTAATATGTACCCAGCACCCGATGCTTCAAATATTAACGATGGCTATTTAATTGAACGTCATAAACTCCAACGTGCTGACTTAGTTGCGCTTCTTGATGTAGAAGGCTATAGCAATTTAGCTATTAGACAAGTGCTGAATGAATACGGAAAAGGTGGATTGCGTGACTGGATCTATGTTGACGTATCTAAAGCAGCTGCTGAAGGTAAATCGACTATTGGTACGGCTACAAACCCATCAGAGCTCATTGATGCGCTTCAGTACTGGGGAAATATCCAAGGTAAGTTACTCCGTGAATGGGGCATGACTGAAGATGAAGTGCCAGATGAATTAGCAGAGTATCCGATTGAAGCTTGGCTTATTGGTCGTTGGATTATCAAAGCGGTTATCAACCCAGATCCATTAGGACGCAAGCCCTACTTCAAAGCGTCATATGAAGAGGTTCCAGGGGCCTTTTGGGGCAATTCTGTAGCAGATCTATGCCGAGATACCCAAGACGTTTGTAACGCCGCAGCTCGCTCCCTAGTTAATAACATGGGGTTAGCTTCAGGGCCGCAGGTTGTATACAACATTGATCGACTTCCTCCTGGTGAAAACATCACTCAGATTTTCCCTTGGAAAATTTGGCAAGTCACCTCCGACCCAATGAATGGTGGAGGCAAACCCATCGACTTTTTCCAACCAAGCTCACAAGCACCAGAGCTCATGGCGGTATATGAAAAGTTTGCAACACTCGCAGATGAATACACAGGTATCCCACGCTACATGACTGGGGATAGTCCTACAGGCGGTGCAGGGCGCACAGCTTCAGGTATGTCGATGTTGATGAGCAATGCAGGTAAAGCTATTAAACAGGTTATCTCGAACATTGATGAAAAAGTTATTGAGCCTGTAATTGATCGCTTGTATTACTACAACATGCGTTATTCAGATGACACGGATCTTAAAGGTGATATTAGTGTTGTTGCTCGTGGAGCAGAGTCTCTAATTGAGAAAGAAAGTGCTGCACAGAAACAAGGTCAGTTCTTACAACTTGCGTTGTCTAACCCAATCGCCCAAGATATTGTTGGTAAAGAAGGTATTGCAGTATTAATGCGTGAAGCAGCTAAGACTCTTGACCTTAATGAGGACGATATTGTTCCGCCTTTAGCAGTACTTAAGCAGAGATGGGCAGCAGCGCAAGAAGCTCAAGCAGCACAGCAACAACAAGAAGCTCAGATAGCTATGCAACAAAAGACTGGACAAGCACAAGCAGGAGGTTCGCCAACTGCACCACCAGGTCCAGGACAGCAATTGCAAAATGGAGCACCTGTAACAAATAATTTTCAACAAAGACCTAACGGTTGACAAGTTACTAACAGAGTGTTAAAAAGTAATTATGTTAGTATGTACCCTATATAAAGGAGCCCAAAATGGCTGAGATTTTTAGTACTTTAAAGCGTGGCGGTAAAGAAATTGCCGTAGAAACAGCAAAAACTGATGGTATGTGTAAAGGCAGCACTAACGGTGGTGGTTCAAAAGTATTTGGTGAACTCAAGCGTAGTGGTAAAGAAATTGCTGTTGAATCTGCAAAAACTACAGGCTTGTGCAAGTAATTGGCACAGTTTGATGAAAGAGTAGCACGTTGTTTTGGCAACTTAAGAGCAACAGAATTTACACCGCTTTTGGAATATTTAAAAGCTGAGCGTCAAGCGGCTTTGGAGTTGTTAATAAAAGTAATAGATGTAGAACAAATTTATCGGCTACAAGGCAGGGTCGTAGCTTTAGGAGAAATTCTCCAAAAAGTTGAAGGTGCAGATGCATTAATTGCCAAATTAAAGCGCTAACTGTAAAGAAAGTTAGTCATTTTTGAAGTTAACAAAGTAGCAGACCGTATCGAACAGAGCAGACCGTAAAGTCGGCGCAATGAACGTAGTCGGCGCGAAGGAGATAGGAATATGGCATTGCCAAAGGCTGTACAGCAACAAGCAGAAGAAGCAGATCGTATTGCAGCAGGACTACAAGGTGAAGAGCCTGGTAAACAACCAGAGACTAGCACCGAATCCCAATCAATTGATCCAGTACCCCAGGCAAATGAAGTAATTCCAAATGAGCCTCAACAGGTTAACCAGATTCCAGAAGAGACATGGGAAAGAAAATACCACGTGCTCCAAGGAAAGTTTGAAGCAGAAGTTCCAAGATTGCATGCAGATTTGCGGGAGATGAAAGCGCAACAACAGCAGTTCCTAACAGAACAAGCATCCTTAAGAGCTAAAGCAGAACAACGACAACCGGAACCCGTTAAGTCTCTAGTCACTGAACAAGACAAAGAAGCATTCGGAAGTGATTTATTGGATCTTATTGATCGAGCAACTGAATCTAAAGTGCAAACATTTAGACAACGTGAAGCAGAGTTAGTAAGTCAGATAGATAGGATTAATGAGCAATTAGGAAGTGTTTCCAGTCGTCAGGGTGTATCCGATCAGGATAGATTTTTGATGAGTCTAGGACAACGAGTACCTGAGTGGGAGCAGTTAAATACTGACCCTGCATTTTTACAGTGGCTTGGTGAAGTAGATGCAGTTTATGGAATTCCCCGCCAAATGGCTCTAACTAGTGCAGCAGAAGCTTTTGATTCCAATCGTGTAGCCACGATTTTCAATGCTTACAAAGCAACGTTAGCTCCTACCTCTCAACAAAATAAACCAAAACCAAGTGAACAACTTCAGAGTCAAGTAACGCCGACACGCTCTAGGGCTCAAGCGACAACGACTGCTACTGAATCAAGTTTCAAACTCTGGAGTAATTCAGATGTCGAAAGATTTTATTCAGATAAGCGACGTGGGTTTCTAAGCACAGAAGAAGCGGCACGTATTGAGCAGGAAATCCAATCCGCTATCTCTGAAGGAAGAGTTCGATAACTCTCTAAATGGGGTAGCGACTAATTAGTAACAAGGCATCTCAAAAGGAAATAATATGTCTACAATTACCGCAGCAGCAACCTACCCCATTAACTCTGGTGGTTTTAATTCACCAGCTGGCCAAACAGCATACTCAGGTACTGCTTACTCTGGTTCGTTTATCCCAGCTCTCTGGTCTGGTAAATTGGCTGAGAAGTTCTACGCATCTACAGTATTTGGCGAAATCGCTAACACTGATTGGCAAGGCGACATCTCTGGTATTGGTGATACAGTAATTATCAATACAATCCCAACCATCACTATTAACAACTACTCTGTTGGTCAAAACTTGGCTTACGAAGTACCAGCTCCATCTACACTTACTTTGACAATCAACAAAGGTAAGTATTTCGGTGTGAACGTTAATAACTTGCTCGAATTGCAAGCTAAGCCAAAATTGATGGATGTATTCACCAATGACGCTGCAATGCAAATGAAGATCAAGATTGACCAAGATGTATTGCTTAGCACTTTCAACGGTGGCGCAGCTACTAACCAAGGCGCAACAGCAGGTAAGATCTCTGGTGGCTATAACCTCGGTACAGATGCAACTCCTGTTACCTTGACAGCTTCTAACATCCTTTCAAACATCACTGCATTGTCTTCAGTATTAGACGAAGCAAACGTTCCTGAAACAGATCGTTGGTTAATTATCACTCCTACAGAGCGTCAAATCTTGATGCAATCTAACTTGGCACAAGCTCAGTTCATGGGCGACGGTACAAGCGTATTGCGTAACGGCAAAATTGGTTCTATTGACCGCTTCACTGTTTATGTAAGTAACTTAACACCACGTGCAGCTGCTAACGTTTCATGGACTGGCGGAGTTAATACTTCTGCTAAGCGTCATGCAATTATGGCTGGCCATAAGTCTGGTATCACATTTGCTTCACAAATCGCTAAGGTTGAAAGCCTCCAGAATCCTAATGACTTCGGTACATTGGTTCGTGGCTTAAACGTATACGGATGTGCAGTAGCTCAGCCAGATGCAGTAGCTCTCTTAGTAGCAGCAGGTTAATTGGTAGGGTGGGGTAAAACCCACCCATCCTATCTATAGGAGAACAAAATGGCTTTAATTGATGACTTAGTTTCAAGCGGTATGTCGCTTCCACAAGCGCAAGCCGTTATTGATGAAGACACTAATGGCGATAACACTAATGGTTTAGTAACAGCTGGGTTTTCAGTAACTCAAGCTCAAGCTATTCATGCGTATGACGTTAATAAAACAGCAGCAAATTTGGATGTAATGGTTCAGCAAGGCATTTGGGCTACTACAGCTATGCCAGCTATTGATGCTGAACTAGATGTAACACCTTAATAAGCAGGGCTTCGGCCCTTGCTTTGACTATTGGAATATATGGGCACACTTACTGCAGCGTCGATTATTAATAAAGCAGTTATTCAACTGAATGACCTTAGTGCTGTCCGCTGGACTCGTGCAGAATTACTCACATGGCTAAGTGATGCCCAAAGGGTAATGATTTTAGCCGCTCCAAGTACTGGGGCAACAACAGGTATGGTAACAACAGTACCCGGGATTAAACAAACTATCCCTATGGATGGCTGGCTTTTAATAAGAGCTAATCGCAATATGGGTTCTTCTGGAACTTCATCAGGACGTGTATTGCAATTGGTTCAGGAAGAAGAACTTACAAAAAATAACCCAACTTGGTCTAGCGATACAGCAACAGGTTCAGCAGTAGCATATTCATATGCACCAATACTTAAAAATGTATTCTGGGTATATCCCCCTGCGGACGCTTCAGGCAACAAGATCGAAGTTGTGTATTCACAAACCCCAACTGAGTTAACTACAGAGTCCTCTGTAATCACAGTATTAGACGTTTATGAGCCAGCGTTGCTTGATTACGTTATGTATAAAGCATGCTCAAAAGATGCAGAATATGCTGCTGGATTACAACTTGCTGCTGGTTACTTAAGTACCTTCAATGCCATGTTGGGGATAATCGATAAGGAAGCCGCATAATGTCAGTATTAGCCTCCACCATAATTAATAAGGCAGCTAAGTTACTTACTGACCAAAACAATATTAAATGGCCACGTTCAGAGTTACTTGGGTATCTCAATGATGGGCAACGCCAGATTATATTAATCGCCCCTAATTCTTCAAATGCAACAACAGTAGTGCAACTAATTCCAGGTAGTAGACAAACTATACCTATTGATGGTTGGGTACTACTTGATGTATATAGGAATATGGGTATTACAGGTACTGCTCCAGGACGAGCGATTCGCATTACTTCTAAAGAAGCTATGGATAGTTTTAATCCAGGCTGGCACTACGATAGCGCAACTTCAGTAGCAAAAAGCTATATGTACGATATTCAAGACCAAACTGCATTTTGGGTTTATCCCCCTAATACAGGTACTGGGTATATCCAACTTAACTATGCAAAAGTCCCAACAGACTTAACTAGTGAAACCCAATCAATTTCTGTTAATGATATTTTGCAGACAACAATTCTTGATTACATTTTGTTCAGAGCATTTAGCAAAGAAGTAGGTGATCCTGCTGCATTACAAGTGGCTCAAGGATATTGGAGTTCATTCTCAGCAGCTCTTGGAGCAAAAGAAAAAGCAGAGTCGGATAATTCTCCTAATCTCTCACTGACTCCATCTCGTAATACTACACAACCTGGAGCTGAGTCATGAGCACCGTATCCTATGATGTCTTTCTACCAGAGGTAATGCAGTACTGCCCTGATGTTCCAGAATTACTAGCTACAAATGCTATTAAGCAAGCTTGTATAGAGTTCTGTGAAAAAACACGTTATTGGCAAGTAGACCTTGACCCTCAGATGGTATATGCAGGGCAATCATCTTGCAGTATTGACACACCCTCAGGGACTAAATTAGTTAGCGTTATTGAAGCATGGTTTAACGGAGTTTTACTTATCCCTAAAAGTACTGAAGAGCTTACAAGAATGTATAGGTTTACTGACTGGAGAGCATTAGTTTCTAGCCCTCTATACATAACTCAGATTATCCCAAGCGAAATCATGCTAGTACCTGCTCCGCTAGTAAATAACTCCTCAGGACTTACTATGCGAGTTGCGCTAGCCCCAACTAGAGCATCAACTGGGGTTGACCAAGACATTTATGAGTCTTACCTAGAGTACATTTCCTATGGAGCTAGAGCTCGTCTCTATGGCACTCCAAAACAACCTTATTTTGATAAGCCCTCATCAATTGAATATGAACGTAAGTTCCTTGAGGCTATTTCATCTGTAAGAACGAATATTAATAAAGGCTTGTCCCGTTCTGCGGTACAGGTTGAATTTGCGAGGTTTGTATGAGCGATAAAATTTTACTAGTCCAAGGGGATACTAAGCCGTTAATCGTGATTAGCCTGACTGATACTGCAACAGGTGACCCAATTGATATTAGTGCGGCAACAGTACTATTGAAGTTTCGTGCAGTTGGTACAACTACGATCTTGGCAACATCTATTGCTATTAAGTTAGCGGGAATTGTTCTTGACGATGGAACAATTAACTCTACAGCCCCATATAACGTCCCTGGCAAAGGCGGACGTGCTCAGTTTCCTTGGGCAGTTGGAGATTTAAACCAACCAGCAGGTAACTATGAAGGTGAAATTGTCGTTGACTACAGCGATGGAACTATCCAAACTGTATATGACGTACTGAAATTCCAGATCCGTCAGGAATTCTAAATGGCCGTTGGCTCAGGCGCTATTTCAAGCGGAATTGCTGCATCGGTATACATCGAAGTACCAGTAGCAAACGCAGAACATAATGAGTTTTTAGCTACTACAAGCTATTTAATTCCTATAGCTAAGCTAAGCTGCGTATTGATGACGGTCATGGCTGAGCCTGATCCGATTGGCCGTAACCCCGTTATTATCGATATTAAGTATGCACTCGATACCTCTATACTTGGAGTAAATAAGCGTCTTTTTGATATTTTAGCTAAAGCTGATATTAGTGTTATTGCCCTAAAAAAAGTAAATAGTGATAGCGCAAACACATTAGATCTAAAAAAATCTAGTCTTATTAAACCAGTTGCTGACCCTGCTAATACTTCAGAAAGTAGGTTATTAGCCATAGGTAAATCTTCTACTGATTACTCTACAACTATAGAACGTGCATATGTTTTTAATAGTAAGAAATTAAACGATAGCTCCACTAGCTCTGAGTTAGCAAAAAAACAATCTTCTAAAGTATCTATAGATACAACAACTACTAGTGAGTCTAGCGTACGTTTATTTAATAAATTACTTTCCGATGCTGCTCAGACTAGTGAGCTTGTTAGCTTTATACGAAATACAAAAGAGCCGTTAGATGATGCTTCTAGTACTTTAGAACTATTGTCCTTAGGTGTATCTAAGAGTTTTTCTGAACTGTTTTCAAAATCAGATACTGCTATAAGTAACTACGCAAAGAAAAGTGTTGATGCAGCTAGTACTAATGAATTTCATACTACATCTACTACTAAACCTTTTACAGACGCTTCAATAACAGCAGAGCAAAAGACATTTTTAATAAGCAAGACTTTTACTGAGTTAGTTCATCCTGCAGATCTATATACACACCTTGCACTATTGGATGATGATCCCTCACTAGCATATGGAAAAATATCCGCAGAATCCGTGCTAAAAAGCGATTTTAGCGTTATTATTAGTGGGAAACAACTAACAGATTCAGTTAGTAAAATTGACAATGGTTTTTTGGTAATAACAGGCTATTGTGATATTTCATATTTTGCTAGTGACTATGTAGGCTCATCGCAATCTTTTTAATAAGGTTTAAAAATGCAACAAATCGAAAAATTAAAATTTAACGGAGAGCTCCAAGTAGTTCTTACAGGCTCTGATGGAAAAATCCGTGAAACACATGACTTTAAAAACTTAGTTGTTTCAACAGGTCTAAACTATATCGTTAGCAGAATGAAAGATGCAACTGCTACAGCGATGTCTAATATGAGTGTTGGAACATCAGCTACAGCTGCCGTTGCCGCTGATACTGCTTTAGGTGCTGAGATTGCTAGTAGCCGTGTAGTGCTTATCTCTACTACTGTGCTAACTAACACTATTACTTATGTTGCTACTTTTGGAGCAGGTGTAGGTACTGGGGCAATTACTGAAGCTGGTATTTTCAATGCTGCTAGTGCAGGAACAATGCTTTGCCATACCGTATTCCCAGTAGTAAACAAACAATCTGGCGACTCGATGACAGTAACTTGGACAGTAACAGTATCTTAATTAGACTAGGGTTTTTATGTCCACGATAGTACTGCGGAATACAAAGGGAAGCCCCCTTACAAATACTGAGTTAGATACTAACTTTAGCAATTTAAACGCTGATAAATATCAATCGGGGGCTAGCCCGTCTTTTGCAGGGATTACTGATTCAGGAAACCTAACCTTTACTGGAACTAGTAACCGTATTACTGGTGATTTTAGTAACACTACTATAGCTAGTCGTGCTGCATTTCAAACAAGTACCGTCAATGGACAAACTACATTTTTTATTATTCCAAATGGAACATCGACTAATGCTGGCTTAAGCGCATTATCAGATTCAGCAGCAACAAATGGTTCAGAAGTACAAATGATAGTTGTTGGTGGTTCAGACTCACGGATTTCTTCATTGATTCGTGGAACAGGCACATACCTACCACTAACAATGTACACAGGCGGTAGCGAAAGACTTCGTATTGATACAAGTGGTAACGTAGGTATTGGAACTACCACAGCAGCAGGAAAGCTCACAGTAACACAAGCAACGGCCTCAACAACGGCTGTCGTTATTAATGGTGTAGCAAGTAGATTTACATTGGATTACTTGGGCAACGGAAATAATTATTTTGATGCGTCAGGAATTATTTACAGAGATTTTGCACAAACTCAAAAAGCCTCTTTAGGGTTAGGCTCTAATACAACATTTGCAATTAATTCTCCTACTGGTTATGCCGACCTGTCTATAAACTCTGCAACTGGAAACGCAGCTTATTTAGATTTTTTAGTAAACTCAGTTCAAACGTCAAGAATAGCAAGCGATTCAAATGGCGTTTTATATTTTTATAATGGCTCTGCTAATACCGAGCGTATGCGTATTGATGCTGCTGGGGTTGTTGGAATTGGTACTACTACTCCAAGCTCATTAGCTACTGGATTAGCAATCGTTTCTGGAACTACTGTAGGTACAAACAATAATTTATCTATCGGTCCAGCAGGAGGATCTTTAGGTCAAGATTCCAGAATTACTTTTGGGTCTACATTTTCCAATAACTGGGCAGGAACAGATTATGGAACTCGCTATTCTGGTGCTATTGAGTACGGTGCGAATGGTGGCGATACTACACCCAGATCATGGTCAATGCGGTTTTTAACTGGTACAAGTACTACTGATACACCTACAGAACGTATGCGTATTGATAATGCAGGTAATATTTCTATTGCAACTTCTGCAAATTCTACCTTATCAACAGTAGTACAAAATAGCAACACAGGTTCATCCGCAACTGCAGTATTAAGAACTGCATCAAATGATGGCAATTTATGGATGATTACATCTAGTGCTGCTGGCGGTGGAGGTTCTGTTGTTTATTCAGACAATGCTACTGGCGTTTTTAATTTAAAAACATACAATGCCATTCCATTAACTTTTGGAACATCCAACGCCGAACGGATGCGTATTGACTCCTCTGGTAATGTGGGTATTGGGGTCACAAACCCTAGTTACACATTAGATGTATTAGCAACATCAGGAAGTCCTGCAATTCAAATGCGTGGTAGAGCATCTGATAATTTAAGTGCATTAATATTTAATAACAATACTGGAAATGCTAGTTCTAATGTTAGTTATATTCAAGGAGCAGCTTCTGCTACTGGATACTTAGCATTTGGCACTGCTAATACTGGTAGGATGAATATTGACTATAGCGGAAATATTCAAATTGGCAATACTGCAACAGCTCCTAATACTGCACGTTATTTTGATATTTACAACTCTGACACAGGTACTGGAGCTGTTGATTTACGCTTAATAACATCTAATGTAGCAAATACTGGGTCTGCTGTAGTTGATATTATCAAGTATCGTAGCGGCGGTTTTTATTTAAACAACAATGAAACAAACTCTGCTGCATTTACAGCATTTGGCGTTGGTGCATCTGAGAGAATGCGTATTGATGCTTCTGGTAACGTTTTAATTGGCGGCACTACAGCAAACGGCAGGCTTACTGTTCAAGGTTATGCTTCTACCGACACAACTAAAGATATAGCAATTAATCGCTCTACCTCTGCCACTACAATTCAAAATGCTCCTAACATTACCTTTTCTGATGGCGCTGCCAACAATACTATAGCAATTCAAGCAGGCTTAGGTAATCTACAGTTTTGGAATTATGGTGCTGGCGTTTGGAACGAACGTATGCGTATTGACTCTGGTGGTCATGTATTAATCCAAAGAACAACCGCTTATGCTGATGGAGCAATTGGTACATGCCCTCTACAAGTTCCATCAACAAACGGAACAAGTGCAGGCATAGCAGTTATTTGTAATTCAACAACAAGTACAGCGCAAATTGGTTTTGTAAACCCAAATGGAACTGTTGGAACAATAACTTCTGGTGGAAGCACTACTGCTTTCAATACATCATCAGACTATAGATTAAAAGAAAATGTATTACCAATGCAAAATGCATTGAATGTAGTGCAACAACTTAAACCAGTAACTTATAGCTGGAAAACTGATGGCTCAAAAGGTCAAGGTTTTATTGCCCACGAATTGCAAGCTATAGTTCCTGATTGCGTAACAGGAGAAAAGGATGCTGTAGATACTGAAGGAAAACCAATTTACCAGGGAATTGATACATCATTTTTAGTAGCTACTCTCACAGCGGCAATCCAAGAGCAACAAGCCTTAATCACAGACTTAACAACTCGCTTAACTGCACTAGAAGGAAAATAATATGAACACATACACATATAAAATTGCAGCACTCGATACAGCTAAATCCGTAGATGGATTAGTTGACGTAGTAGTAACAGCGCATTACCTAGTTGATTGCACAGATGGAACTGATTTTGTAGGATCATATGGTTCTGTTAGCTTTGAAGCACCTGATGCAGCCTCATTTAAGCCGTATTCAACTCTTACTGAATCTGAGGTTATTGGTTGGGTGCAAGCTAAATTAGACGTACCTACACTTGAAGCATCTTTAGACGCTGCTTTAGCACTTAAAAAGAATCCTCCAATTGTTCAATTGCCTATTCCTTGGGTTCCAGTAATAGAATCAATAGCACCTACTCCAGACATATCTGTACCATCTGCATAACTATTTGTTAGTATGTATGTGGGTATTATGCATATAATCTGTTAGTATATTATTATGAAAAACCCCAAACAGATGGGATAACTATGTGCATTTTTACCGTAATACAGACTAATTGAGGTGAGCTATGTTAACTCCATTTGATGATATTGATAACCCCTCACACGCTCAAATGAAAGAGATGATGCGGGAAGCTGCCGAATGGGGTGCTCGTAAAGCCTTAGCTGACTTAGGTTTACACGATGAAGATGCGGGGACAGACGTAAAAGAACTTCGTGGGCTTTTAGATTCATGGAGAGCAACAAAAGCAGCAGCATGGTCAACTACTGTAAAAGTCATAACAACTGGTTTCCTAAGTCTAATTGGCCTAGCCATCCTTATTAAAACGGGTAATGCACCCAAACTCTAAATGAACTGGTTAACCCAAATTGCACCAACTATTGCTACATGTCTTGGTGGCCCTCTTGCTGGGCTGGCAGTTACTGCTTTGTCTAAAGTATTTGGGGTGGCTCCCGACGAAGTAAAAGGGATGATCGATAACAATAAGTTATCAGCAGATCAAATCGCAGCAGTACAGATGGAAGAAATTAAGTTCAAAGAACAGACTCAAGCACTAGGCTTGAACTTTGAACAATTAGCGGTAGATGACAGAAAATCTGCTCGTGAGATGCAAGGGCTTACCAAGTCTGCAGTTCCAGCAGTTCTTAGCTATGGAATCACTATGGGATTCTTTGGGATTCTAGCTTCACTCATGCTTGGCTACGCTCAAGATAACAACCAGCCTTTGCTTATTATGCTTGGCTCTTTAGGTACTGCTTGGATCTCTATAGTGGCTTTCTGGTTTGGTTCTACCAACGCTAGTCATGCTAAAGACCAAATGCTCTACAACAGCACACCAAACAAATGATTACTAACTTTTCTAACTGCTTAACCCATTTACTGGAGAGCGAAGGTGGATACCAAGATGACCCCCGAGATACTGGGAACGCTCTTTCTGATGGTCGTTCTGGTTGTACTAATTTGGGTGTAACTCAAGCTTCAATGGAAGAGTGGCTACATCACCCCGTAACAAATAGCTACATGCGGAATTTAACAGCCGCTAACGTAGCTCCAATCTATAAAAGGAAATACTGGGATGCTTGCAGAGCTGATGAGCTTATGGCTGGTCTTGACTATGTTGTTTTCGATGTTGCTGTTAATTCCGGGCCAGGACGTGCGATTAAGATTTTGCAGGGGATTGTCGGGACTGTGCCTGATGGCGGTTTTGGCAGCGTTACTATGGCCGCTGTTTCTCAGTTCAAAGGCGAATCCCTCAAGACCATCATTAACGAATTTTGCGATGCACATGCCCAGTATTACGAGACTCTCAAACTGTTTCCTATATATGGAGAAGGTTGGCTGCGTCGTGTGAAAGTAGTTAGGGCACAAGCCCTTTCAATGGTTTTATAACAAGAGGAGTTTTACAAATGGCAATTAGCTTAAAAGAATTTATTGAAGCAACTAACGCAGAAGTAGTAGGCGGTCAATTGATCGTTGGTGAACGTGCAGATCGTAAATTTGTTGGTAACGCAGATGGAACATTTACTTTGAATGAAGAAGGCCAATTAATTGCCGACCAGATCGAAGCTGGGACTTATGGCAAACCTGAAGGCTACGTAGAAGAAAAAGCACCTGCTAAAGAAGAAGCTCCAGTTATTAAAGCATCTAAGTAATTAAAGGGACGGGCCATGCCAGTAATAAAACTACAAAGTTTTTCGGGGATAGTACCCAAGCTTGGCCCAACTAACTTAAACGATGCACAAGCTCAAGTAGCAAGTAATGTAAAGATTCAATCCGGGGAACTTAGAGCATGGAAAACTCCAGTCTTTGAATATTCTCCGATTGCAACTGGGGTTAAGGCTATATTCAAATTTACTGGTGCTACAGGAACTAATCCTGTCTGGTTAGAATCAGCTCAAAATACTGACTACGTAGTTGGCCCTGTAGCCGATACATCTGAATACCGTCTTTATTACACAAGTGATACATTTACACCCCGTAAAACAAACTGGTCTTTAGCGACTGGGAATGGTGGTGGAGCAGCCCCCTACCCAAATGCATACTATGAGATGGGTGTTCCAGCGCCAACAGATGCACCAAATCTTAACGTGGTTCAAGCTGTTACAACGATTAACTTAACTAACCCTGGTTCTGGGTATACAAGTATCCCAACAGTTTCAGCTACAGGCGGCGGCGGTACTGGCCTTATAGCTTCCGCAGCTATGTCAGCTTCAATTAAGTCATACACAGTTACTAATGGTGGTACAGGGTACAAAACTCCTCCCGCTGTTACGTTAACTTCAACATCTATCTACGCAATAAATATAACTGCTGCTGGTACTGGGTATACATCTGCTCCTGCAATTAGCTTTACAGGGGGTAACGGGACAGGCTTAACTGCATCTGCCATTGTTAAAGATGGAGCTCTATCTCAAATCGTCATTACTAATAACGGCTCTGGGTATTCTCTAGTGCCTAACGTTGTCATCACTGGTGGTGGTGGAACTGGCGGAGCGGCTACTGCAATTATTGGCGGTGGATCTGGTGCTGTAGGAACTGCTGTTATCAGTGGATCTATTTCAGCTATCGCCCTAAATAGTGGTGGTTCAAGCTTTACAACAGCTCCTGCAATCTCATTTATTGGTGGCGGAGGTTCTGGTGCTACTGCTACTGCTACTGTATCTGCAGGGGCTATTACTGGGGTAACTATAACTAACGGTGGTACTGGATATACATCTGCTCCTAGTGTTTTGTTCTCGAGTACTTCAGGTATCGGTGGCGTAGCAACAGCTACTATTAGCTGTTCAGTAGTGAGTATCAATGTAGATTACGCTGGTGGTGGGTATCTATCTCCACCTACAGTTTCTTTTACTAGCACCAGTGGTTCTGGGGCTGCAGCTACAGCAGCGATTTCAGGATCTGTTCAAGGTATAACGGTTGTTAATGGTGGGTCAAACTACTCAACTGTTCCCGTTATTTCTATTACAGGTGGTGGTGGAGTAGGTGCAACAGCTGAAGCTGTTTTTGATACGCTTGAAACACGAAGCTATATCTATACCAATGTAACTGAATTTGGAACGGTAGCAGAAGAATCTGCCCCAAGCCCAGCAGGAACATGTATATGTACTTATTCTGGGGCATCAGTAACTGTTAATGGCTTTACTACGCCTCCTACTGGGAACTATAACTTTAAGTACCGACGTATTTATAGAACTGTAGTTGGTGCGAATACAACAACTTACCAGCTAGTTGCTGAGATCCCTATTGCATCTTCATCATACGTAGACAGTATCGATGCTACTGGGCTAGGACTTGTACTTCCTTCTCTATATTTCACACCTCCACCTACTGGGCTACAAGGCTTAGTCTCCATGCCAAACGGCATACTGGCGGGTTTTGTTGGGAACCAGATTTGGTTCTGTGAACCGTATATGCCTCATGCCTGGCCATCAACTTACATGTTGACTACCGAGTATCCAATTGTGGGTTTAGGAGTATTTAATAATTCTCTATTTGTAGGAACTACAAAGAATCCATACATAGTTTCAGGATCAACTCCTACGATGATGACGCAAGAAAAGCTAGCGATTAACCAGCCTTGTGTATCTAAGAAGTCTATTACCTGTGATCAGTTTGGGGTTATGTACGCAAGTCCTAATGGCTTAGTTTCTATTGGCCCAGGATCACAAGATGTAGTAACAACTGCTCTGTACTCACGAGATGAATGGCAAGCTATTAACCCATCCTCCTTGATTGGGGCACTATATAACAATATGTACTTTGGCTTCTATAAAGTAGGGTCAACATATAACGCAATCATTATTCAACGTAATGACAATCCACCCCTAGTAAACTTTAGTTTTCCAGCTAATGCAGTATTTGTAGAGCCAGGTACAGGCTACCTATTTGCTTTATCGAATACAGATAATAAGATCTATAAGATAGATGCGGGGGCAACTAATAGTACCTATGACTGGAAATCAAAGATATTCCAATGCCCTCTACCAAGTAATTTTGGGGCTCTTCAAGTTTATGCAGACTATATATTCATGGCTGCTAATGCGGGTAGTTACATCAATATCAAAGTCTATGCTGACGGGGTAAAGCAATACGATGCAAATGTAACTTCATCTGACCCCGTAAGACTTCCAGCAGGATTTAAAGCAGTGAACTGGGAAATAGAAGTGCTCGGTAATGTACCAGTCAGGTCTGTTCTGCTAGCTTCTACGATGACAGAGACTAAGCAATAATGGCAGATATCCCAAACCTACCTGGTATCCCTACGGTTACCCCCGTAACCGATCAAACGATTGCAGCTATTCTTCGCCCAATGAAAGAGTCTTTAGAGATTCTTGGAAGTATGGTTACAGGGGCTCCATTACCTAATGGGCAAGTAATTAGTACAGGTATTCAGAATCTAACGTCTGTCAGTAATTCTCCCAATACATCTGCTTATAACCCCCTAACAGACTACACTCCCCCGCCTATGCCCACTGGCTTCTCGATTATGGGAGCCTTTACTAATATCATTATGAGTTGGGATGATGCTGCATATCTGAACCATGCATATACAGAGGTATGGAGATCTACAACTAACGTACTCTCTACAGCGGCTCTAATAGGGTTTGCCCCGGGTTCTGTTTATACAGATACTGTTGGTAATAATTCAACATACTATTACTGGATTCGATTTGTATCACAAGCAAATATCACTGGGCCATATAACAGTCCTGTTGGAACTCTTGGTCAAACTGCTCTAGATCCTGCTTATGTGATGTCTGTGCTTCGGGGGCAGATTACTGAAAGCCAGCTCTACGCTGACTTATCAAGCAAAATAAATTTAATTACTGCCGATCCGTCAGTACCAGGGAGTGTAAATGCACGATTAACTACAGAAACTACAAGCAGGACAACTGCTGATAGTGCGCTCCAAAGTTCTATTACTACACTGCAATCTACTGTAAGTACTAATCAAAGTACTTTAAATGCATCTATTCAGTCTGAGGCAACTACAAGAGCAAATGCCGATAGTGCGTTGTCAACAAGCATTACAACGCTCCAGTCAACTGTAAATACAAATAACACTACGTTAACTGCAGCTGTCTCAACAGAGGCAACAACTAGAGCAAGTGTAGATGGTGGGTTACTAGCTCAGTACACAGTTAAGGTCGATATCAATGGTCGGGTCGCTGGGTTTGGCTTGGCTTCTACAACAACTGGTGGAACTCCAACATCTAGTTTTATAGTTATTGCTGATAGATTTGCAGTAGTAAGTCCTTCTAGTACTGGGGAAACTCCGAGTGTTCCATTTGCTATTGGTGTTGTTGATGGGGTTACTCGAGTGGCGATGGTTAACGCCTTTATCCAAGACGCAGCTATTACTAATGCCAAGATCGCTAACCTAGCTGTTGATTCTGCAAAGATCGCCAACCTAGCTGTTGGTACGGCAAAAATGGCGGATGCTTCCATTACGGCTGCCAAAATTATTGATGCCAATATCACTACAGCGAAGATCGCTGATGCAGCTATTACTAATGCCAAGATCGCCAACCTAGCTGTTGGTACAGCAAATATTGCTGATGCAAGCATTACAGCTGCAAAGATAGTTAATGCCTCTATTACAAACGCTCAAATAGCTAATGGAACAATTACTTCCGCTCAAATTGCTGATGCTACGATTACTTCTGCTGATATAGCTAGTGCTACGATTACTGCAGCTAATATTGCCTCCGCAACTATTACAAACGCTCAGATAGCCTCAGCTACTATCGTCGCAGCTAATATCGCAGATGGAAACATTACTAATGCCAAGATTGCCTCTGCTGCTATTGATAATGCCAAAATAGCTAATGCCGCTGTTAGCACCTTAAGTATTCAAGGGCAAGCTGTAACAATACCAGTTAGCGCTTTTGTAGCAGGGGAGCGAGGTGCTGGAGACAATAATTACGGCTGGGGTATCTCCCTAACGGTGTCTTTTTATTCGACAGGTGCGCCAAAAGTAATTACATTCTGCGGTCAAAATAACGGGGCTTCAAATTCAATGCAAGCGGCCCTAAATACAAATGGATCACCCCCTTGGATTGGTGCTGGTCATGGTGTGTTCTATGGAAACTTTCTTATAGCAACACAAGCAGCCCCAGGCACAGGGTTATATCTATCCTATCTAGATACATCAACTTATGCCGGGCTAGTTACATACAATATATGGACTCAAGGTGGCGACTGGAATTATTTCACGCCATGGGGTGGTCTAGCTAACTCTCTTATTTCAGTTCTTGAGGTAAAACGTTAATGGACTATACGGTATATAACCGATCTACAGGCCAGGTCTTATGGACAGGAGCATGCCCCGAGGAACATTTTGCGGCACAAGTACCAGGGCAAGGTAACGATATAGCAGAAGGTAGCTATTCTGATAGTGAATATTATTGGGACAATGGTTTTATTGCTATTCCAGATAAACCGGATGGCTACTGGAAATTTGACTATGCTACAAAGCAGTGGGTTTCTGATGGAGCCAGAGCAATTGCATTAGGAAGAATAAAAAGAAATGAATTACTCTCCAATAGCGATTGGACACAGGTTTCAGATAATGCTTTAACTACTGATGACCGTGCAATGTGGGCTACATACCGTAAAGCTCTACGAGATATGACTGAAGATGACTTCAAAAATGGGATGTTCCCAGTAGCGCCTACAAAGCCTACTCCATGAAACAAGTCATATATAACCAAGATGCCCGAGTAATAGAGTGGGTTGGTAAGCAGATCGATGAGGATGACTTTGGTAAGTGCAATACGATCGGGCTAGAAAAAGATGGTGAATTAGTGGCTGGAGTAGTGTTTAACTGGTACACAGGCCCCTCGATTGCTATGCATGTGGCTGGAACTGGTAAAGAGTGGCTAACAAGAGATTTTTTATATAGGTGTTTCGCATATCCATTTATTCAGTTAGAATGTAACAGGGTAACTGGGTTAGTACGTACAGACAACTTTGCAGCTCAAAAGTTCGATGAACACCTAGGTTTTGTCCGTGAAGGGGTAATACGCCGTGGAGCTTCTGACGGTACAGACTTTATTTTATACGGCATGCTTAAAGAAGAATGCCGTTGGCTGGAGATGAGACGATGATAGGTGGTTTATTTAGATACTTTTGGGATATCCGTGCATTCATGGATATATACACATGCTACGGTGGTGGTAAAGGTGGAGGCGGTGGATCAGCCCCATCCCCAGATCCTAATATTGGACTTGCAGCACAGAAACAAGCTGACTTAGCTAGTGCTGAATATGAGGACTTTAAGACTAACGTTTGGCCAACAATGCAAGCGCAGTCCCAATCACAGTTAGATATGTCTAACAAAGTCCAGCAACAGCAGTATGACCTAACCCAAAAGAATTCTGCGTTAGCTGATTCGTACCAACAACGTATGCAAAATGAGTTCTACCCAGCTCAGGATAAGCTCGTCAACGAAGCTAATTCCTACAACACGCAGGGTAACTTTGAACGCCAAGCAGCTCTAGCTGTAGGCGATGTAAACGCTCAATCAGATATTACTAACAAGAACAATAATATGACTATGCGTTCTTACGGTATCAACCCAACATCGGGTTCTTATCAAGGACAAGCTAACGCTAATAGCGTAATGCAGTCAGCAACGGCAGCAGCAGCCTCTACAAAAGCCCGTACTGCAGCAGAGCAATTAGGGTGGGCTAAGTCAATGGATGCTATTGGTCTAGGACAGGGTCTATCAGGTAGTCAAGCAACATCAACAGGATTGGCTTTAAACGCTGGTAACAGTTCCTTAGCTGCTGGTCAGATCCCTATGCAGAACGCTCAAGCCTTAGGTAGTAGTTACGCCCAAGGTTATGGTGGTGCTATGCAAGGATGGAACAACGTTGGTCAACTTGGTGTTGCTTCTTACAACGGTCAAATCTCTGCCTACAACTCTCAACAACAAGCTAATGCTCAATCATCTGCAGGATTAGGGGCAGGGCTAGGCGCTCTTGGTGGCGGACTTATGAGCGGTATTGGTAAAGCCGGAAGCGTAGCCGCTTTTTTCTCTGATATCCGCACAAAAGAAAATATTGAACTTGTGGGTACCGCACTTAACGGACTCCCAGTTTATGAATACGAATACAAGCAAGAGTTTAAAGACAACAATCTAGCTGGGCATGGCAGATTTAGAGGGCATATGGCCCACGAAGTAGAGGATGTTTTCCCTGAAGCTGTATTCCAAACAAACTCAGGATACAAAGCTGTTGATTATTCAAAGGTGAACTAAATGGGATTTAACGCTGGAGCATTTGCTGGTGCCTTAGGTACTACAGCAGTAAACACATATACAAAGCTCAATGAAGATGCTCGTCAGCAACAACTTGCTGAACAACAAAAAGCACAATTTGAAGCTTGGCAACAAGAGCAAGATCATCAAAAAGCATTATCTTCAATAGCAGCTGATACGATATTTAATCCGGCTACAACACGTCAGCAAACTGTTCCAGGTACTGTTGGGCAATCGGCTTTACCAAATGGACAGCAAGGGCCTACTGCTCAAATGCAAGCTACTCCATATTCCGATGGCCAAAAAACATCTGAGTTATTACAAAGATCTGTTGCTGCAGGGGTTGACCCATTAAAAGCTATGCAGATATCAGGAGCAGCTAGAACTGAGAAAAGATCACAGTCAGAAGATAACTGGTCAGATAAATATACTAAAGCTATGTCTTTAGTGGATAGTGATCCAGTAGCTGCCGTTAAGCTAATCCAACCTACTTATAACAACCCAATAAAAGGTAGTGGGTTTGATGATGGGCATACTGCTGAAATCACTCCTGGGCTTGACAACAGCCATTCAGTAGCTCAAGTAAATAGTAAAGGCAAAGTAATCTCTAGTACTCCAATTACTCCAGAAACAGCGAGAGAGATGATTACACGTGCGGCTAGTAATGAGTATTCAATGCTGCCAGGTAAGTTTAAAGAAGGTATGGAGCTCAACTTTAAAGGGCGTGAAGTTAAAGTCAAAGAAGATACTGCACCTTCTGACATTAATAAAAATAATGCTTCCGCTGCAATGTCAATGGCTGGAGCTGATTACTATAAAAGCAATCATGGTAAAGAATCTTTATCCTCTAAGGCAAGTGACTACGCAGCTGCATTAACTGGAAGTGGTGAGAACGATCCCAAAACTGGTAAACCCTGGGAGCCAGCAGCTGCATTAAAAGCTGGGTATGGAGCACTTCTAAAAGATCCTAATGCAAAAGATCAAGGTATCAAAATAGATCCTAATACAGGAATGATTACTTCAGGCGGGGTTTTATACATTTCTAATCCAGCAAAAGCAGGTGATTTCATACCCGCTACAGGATTACCTAATTCAAAACCTAATGCAGTAGTAGCAGCTTTTGCGAATGCAGGACCTAATGGGCAATCTCCAAGTAAACAAGTAATTAAGCCATTCGAAACAGACTATAGCGATCCTGCCTATAACCATTGGTTAGATGCTGCTAGATCCGGAGATACTCAAGGTAAAGCAATTCTTGCTGGTTGGCTTAACACAGGGGAATTAAATGCAAAACAAAAACAACAAGCAGCTGCTTTATTAAAATAAAGGTTTACCATGCCATTGTTTGACCAGATTCGACAAGCAGCACCGTGGGCTAAAGATTTATCCGATGAAGAAATTATTTCAAAGGGTTCTGAGCTAACGGGGATGCCCATTAGAGATGTTGCAAAAGAGCTTGGTGTAAAAGTAGATGACAATCGAAACTTTATGGGGGCAGGTGTTTCCTCAGGAATCGATGATTTACAAGGCTTAGGCCAATCTGCAATTGCTGCTGGGGCTGATGCTCTTGGAGCTACTGGTGTAAGAGATAAGTTTAATCGTTGGGCTAAAGATAACCAAGTTCAATCTGAACTTAATGGTCGACCAGACCTAGATAATATTAGAGATCAAACAGCAGGTTCTGCACTTCCTTATCTAGGGTATCAAGTAGCAAAACAAATCCCTAACTTAATCGGTGGTGTTGTTGCTGGTATGGTTACACCTGAGGTTGCTATCCCTGCGGGTATTGCTAGAGCTGCTGCTTTCCTCCCAAGATTAATGGGTGGCGGTGGTATGGCTGGTAGATTAGCTGTTGCAGGGGCTGAAGCTGGTGCTGAATTTGGTGCGAAGAAAGCTGCGCTTGAAGGCGGCATGGGATTTGCTAAGCAGTTAGTTGGTGGCGGTGCATTTAACTATGCAACTGGTGTAGGTTCTGAATATCAATCTGCTTTAGATGGTGGTGAAGACAATGCCGGATTAAAAGCTTTAGCTCTTGGAGCTCCACATGCTTTAGCAGAAACGCTACCTGAAGCGATGTTGATGGGTGGTAGCCATGGGTTTACTGGCAACTTACTAACTCGTATGGGTAAGACTGCTGGAGTACAGAGCTTAACTGGTGCTACTAGTGAAGGTATCCAAAATGAATTGGAGATGTCCCTCAATAAAAACTTAACTGATGCTCAGAAATACGATCAACGTGTTAATTCTATTGCTGCTGGTGGATTAGTTGAAGGCGTAATGGGTGCTGGTGGTGGTATGTTCGGGGGCAAACATAAGTCTGCTGGAGATACTTTACTCAATGGTGGAAATTCCGCAAGCTCAGATTCTGATGCTTTAAATACTGCAATCAATATCCATAGTGATTCAGGCTTATCTACCCAAGATATTATTAACCAAGCCGCAGGTGTAGTTGAGCAAAACAAAAAGATCCTAGCGCAACGCCAAGCAGATATGAAAGCTGCTATGGACGAGCCAAGTGGAGTGCGTGTAAGTGACCCAGCAACAGGTATTGAGCGTGAACTTACCCAAGGTGAGTTATCCCTTCACCAAGCTAATGCATTACCTGCACAAATTGCGCAAGCTAAACAGCAACAACAAACTGAGCAAGACGCAGCTAACCAAGAAGCTATGCAAGCTCATCGTGATGAAATAGTTAATAAGTATGGTGGAGCTACTCCACTAATGAATCAGGATAGCTCACGTCAAGTTGGTAATACATTTAACGGACAAAATCACTTCTTTCATAATGGTGGTCCTTCTGTAACACTGCAAAAAGCTATTGATAAACTTAGCGAGGAAGAACAACAGAAGTCACCAGAAGCACAAGCAGTTGACTATGCATACTTAGCTGCATATAAAAATAACAATGGTTCTAAGCCACCACTAACATCCTCTAGACTTGCTTCTGAGATTAAGAAAACTGTTGGCGAAGGCTATACAGGTATCCATGAAGTTATTGACCGTATTGATGTTAAGCTAGCAGAACTGAGTGCTAAAAAAGGTAAAGCAGACCAAGCCCAAGTGGGTATGCTGCAGAACTTTAGAGATAATTTAACTGGAGATGCAATTGGACAAAAAGATCAAGCCAATGTCGGTGTCGGAACAGCTCAAGCAACGGGAGCTGGAAAAACGGGAGGGGGAAGCACCATCCAAGCTGACAGCGGAGCACAAACACGTAATACGCAAGGGGCACCTAACGCTACTCCAGCACATACTGGACTTAGAGAGCAAATCCAAAAAGCAGAAATAGCATGGTCAGATATGGATGCATCTGGTACAGGTTTTTATGACTTACCAGTTCACCTACAAAAAGAATGGGTAGAGGAAGTATCAAGAGGTAAAGCTAATGGATTGCTCCAAGAAAACCTTGCCCACTTAAGCCAAAAAATTGCAGACGATACTGCCAACCAGCATAAGATTCATAACATTGCCGATGAAGTATTGCAGCATGTAATTCCCAATGGGAAAAAAGGTAGGTCAGATAAACTAACTCAGAAATATAGAGATTTTGTAGCAGCATATTTGCATAGCCCTTTAGATGATAAACATATGGAAGTTGCTGCGGCTCATGGAATAGGCGAAAGAACATCACAAAGATGGGCATCGTTAATGCCTACATTCCTAGAGGACAATAGCAAAGCTATACAAGAGGCAGTAGATAAAGTAGCTAACATTCACGGGATGTCTAAAGAAGATGTTCTTGGGTTAATTGCAAATAGCGTTAAAAATGCTTCTATTGAAAGTAATGGGCATGGATTGATCCAGGCAGATGGTCAAAGTATCACCAATACAAAAAATAATGAAGGTAGCTCAGACTATGAAAACCTACGATTAGAGGAAGCTAAAAAAGAATCTAATGCCGAGTCTGATGCTATTACAAAATCTGATGCAGAATCTGATGGGGATACTGGTAATGCTGAAGGAGAAGCCTCAAACGAAAGCAGCCAAATATTTATCCATAATAGAAAAAGCTTAAGTGTATCTGAGCGTGGTAACACTGTTACCACTACTAACCAAAAACATTACAAGCTACTTGAAAAGTTAAATAGTATTACAGATAAAAAAGCTGCTATTGAAGATGACCTAGAAATGGGGAATGAAGAAAAGCAAGCTAAGCTAGATGAATTACATGCCCAAGAAGAAGCATTAATGGAAGAGTCTAAAAAACTTCTTGAGCTTACTAAGAAACAAACAGAAGCAAATAATAGAAAATTAAGAAACGCTGCTGCTGTTGACGAAGAAACTGGTAAAAAATTAACTAAAGAAAAAACTAAAAAGGTAGCTGAGAAGAAAGCTGCTAAGGTAGAAGAGAAGGTTACAGTAGCTAAAGAAGAAGCTCCTAAGATTTGGGATAAACTCGCTGCTCAGATCAATGTCCCACTATTTAGTACTCTTAGTGCTAAAGCTCAAGATGAGTGGATCGATCATGTTAAGACTGGTAACGATAAAGTCAAAGACATGCTCACATTGCTTAACCGCAATAAGGTTCAGTATTCTTTTGCTGGGAAAAAAGCTACTCAAGCTACTTCTAAAGTAGCAGATTTAGTTACAGCTCGCTTAATGGAGTCTCAAGGAAAGTCTGATAACGCCATATGGAAAGAGACTGGATGGTATAAAGGCGCTGATGGGCATTGGCGTTTTGAGATTAATGATTCTAGTGCAAAACTTACTACTAAAGATGGCAAAGTAGTACTCGAATCAATTGGGCCAAAAGAAGACAAGCAATCTGTCACTCTAGGCGAGATTTTAAATTTTCCAGAAATATTTGCAGCCTACCCAAATTTAGCTAACACTACTGTAACTCGTAAAGGTGCGTTCCTTGATATATGGGGTATGCAACAAGGTTCATATGATGATGTAAATAACACTATTAATATTACTCCATATGCTGGTGATCCACTATCTACATTGCTTCATGAAGTTCAGCATTGGATTCAGAATGAAGAAGGTTTTGCTCCTGGGGGAAATGACACTTCTATTCGCTTGGATAATAAAGAAGCGCTTACTAAACTAAAAGATCAAGTTGGAACTGCACTAGAAGATAATGCAATAGATCTAGAAATTGCTAGAGATGCCAAAGAAAATACTGGTGCTTTATTAGTTAATAAAAGTAAATTAGAAAAACTTGATATTGCTATAGAAAAGCTTTTATCAGAGGATCTTACTAAGCTATATAAAGAACTAGATACTTCTAAATCTGTCCTTAACCTCAACGAATTTAAAGTCTCTAAGTTAAGTCAGCGCATGGAAACTGCTAAATCATCAGAATGGATGAAGTTAGCTAAAGAACGTAATGAGCTCTACAAAGAGCAAAGTGAAATTAGAAATAATATTAAAGCTACCGAAGATGTAATTAAAGGTGTTATTAATACAGCAGTTGGTAATTCAGGTATTAAAAATGAACTGTACAGAATTATTGCTGGTGAAGTAGAGGCCAGAGATGTGCAAGCTAGAAACTCATTTACAGATGAACAGCGTAAAGGTGTTACACCTGGGGCTACTACAAAGATATATAAGAATAATCAAGTAGTTTTAAACCGTCAGAATGGTTCGTCATCAGAAATAGCTGAAGGTTCTACCGTCAAAGCAGTTCGTGCAGACCTTGAAGCATTTATTGGGAACCTAGGTTCTAGACTTAAGATTGTTCAATCAGCTAAAGACTTACCTATCGGTTTGCAAAAGTCTATTTCCAATAGAAACCCACAGGGATTTGTTACTGAAGCTGGTACGGGTAATGCTTATCTTATTGCAGACAATATTGAACCAGGAAAAACACGTGCAGTATTTATGCATGAGGTTGGGGCTCACTTAGGGCTTGAAGAAAATCTTAACGATGAGCAATTTGATACTTTAATTAATAAGATTACTGAATGGTCAGAACGTAATGACGGATCAATTGAAAGTAAAATAGCAAAAGCTGCACTAGAAAGAGTGTCCCTTGCTGGGGTTAAAGATGCCCATGCTAATTCAGAACTACTAGCTTATTTTATTGAAGAGGCTATTAATGCTGGGGTTAATCCTAGAGCTTTAGACTATAAGTCTGAACTAGCTAAGTGGTTCCGTGCTTTATGGACAGCCTTCCAAAACTCTATTCGTAAATTGGGATTAAACCCTGCAAACTTAACAGCACAAGATTTAGTAGATTTTGCTTATGGCGCAGCTCATCTCACTATGAATGATGGTAATAGACCTAGTAAAGAGTCTATGGCTCCAAAAGAGGATATTCAGTTCTCATTAGCTTCTGGTATTAAAGCTATTCATACTGCTACAGAAAATGCAAAAGCTGCAACTAATAAAGCTCCAACATGGATGCAGCCAACTATAAGTGCGTTTACTTCTGCTTTCTATGGAGCTAAGAAACATGGTTTAGGTTTTGCTATTACTGAAGATGTGGCTCATATGGCTCAAAAGTATATGGAGTCTAGTAAAGATTTCGTCGCAGCCTTTAAGCAAAAACAAGCTCTAATACGTATTGGTGAGCAAAACATCATTAATATTACTGCTAAGGCCCAAGCATTAACAAATGCACAAAGAGTTAACGTTAATAAGCTTTTAGCAGATATGACTATTAGTGGGCATTGGGGTTATGATCCAAAACTAAAAGATATTAATGGAACTCCTATCGCTGTAACTACTAGCCCAAAAAATATAGCTGCGTTTGATAAATTAAGCAAGCAAGAGCAGGAAGTTATTAAAGATGTCTTTACTTCTGGGCGGGAGCAATTATTGCGTGAGAAGTCGATACATACAAATTTAGTTAACGAACTATTTGCCTCTCAAGTTAAAGCAGCTGGATCAGATGAAAAAGAAATAGCAAAAATAGAAAAAGAGAAATCATTAGCTCTTAAGAAGTTTGATGCCATTATGAAAACTGATCCGAATACTCCATATGCACCACTTAATCGATTTGGTAATTATGTTGTTGTAGCCAAATCAAAAGAATGGTTAGCGGCAGAAAAGAGTAAAGATACTAAATGGATGTCTGACCATGAGTCAGATGAAAATCATCGTACAGTTCAATTTGCGGAAAGCATGGGAGAAGGTAAACAGATTTACCAAAAGCTTATTGATCTTGGATACGATAATGTAGAAACTCCATTTGAAAGAACTAAAACCCAAGAAGGGCGTGATTTAATTCATGCATTTGCTAAGTTAGATAATTCGCTTTCTAAATTGCTTGATGTTGATGAAGGTGCTAGTGATTCTGATAAGAAGATTGCCTCCAAGCTTAAGGGTATGGTTAATGATCTATACCTAATGTCTTTAGCTAATGCTAGTGCCCGTAAATCCGAGATGGAGCGTAAGAAAGTACATGGATTTAATACTGATATGTTGCGTGGGTTCTTTACTCAAGGAATGGCAAAAGAGCATTACCTAGCTAATATCCAGACTAGAGCAGCAATGACTAAATCTATGGTCGATATGCAAAAAGAAGCTAAAGAAGGCGGAGACCGTACCAACGCTAACCCTTTACTTAATGAATTATTGATGCATGAAGAAATGTCATTAGCAATGCGTCAGCCTAGCATATGGGATAGTGTCAATCGCCTTACGGGGGATATGTTCTTAACTTTTTCCCCAGGTTTCTATTTCCAACAAGCTACGCAATCATATGTGCTTTCTTTACCTTGGATGGCTGGTCAGCATGGCTATTTTAAATCTGTTCGGGCACTTAATAATGCCTACAAGGATATTTTTACTTTATTAAAAGATAAGAGCCTTGATTTAGAAAAGTTGCCTACTGATATTCGTGAGGTAATACGCCATTTAGTAGAAGAAGGAAAAATTACTATTGGACAAGAAGCTGAGTCTCGTGGTTTTTATAGCGATCAAGGATCTGCATTAGACCCAAGAACATCATACCTAAAAGTAACTAATGCTTTACGTAGTGGTATTAATAACGTAGAAACTATTAACCGTGTTACTGCAGCTGCAGCAGCATATCGGTTGGAGATGATTAAGTCTGGTGATAAAACTAAAGCTACTAATGCTGCTAGGGAAGTAATTCACGTTACTCATGGTTCGTACGATGGATTTAATACTCCACGTTACATGGGTGGTCATGGATTCGTAAGATCAGTTACCCAATTTAAGAAGTTTCAAGTTATCCAGTTATCTATGCTGGCTCGTGAATTCCAAAAGATGCTGGGTAAAGATGTTACATACGATGAGCGCAAAATTGCAGCTAAACAATTTATGTTCTTATTTGCCCATACTGCAGTACTTGGTGGCTTGAAAGGTGTTCCAATTTACGCATTAGCTTCACTTGCCTATTCTCTTGCTAAAGGTATTGGTGGGGATGATGACGATCCAGAAGATTTTGAAGCATGGTTAATTAAGCATTGTGGGACTACTTTAGCCCATGGCGTTCCTAATTTGGTAGGTGTAGATCTAAGTAAACTAAGCATGCAAAATGTTGGGTCTTTGCTACCTTATACAGATGTAAGCGCTACTAAGAGCGGGGCTGAAAAAGCCATACTTGGGTTAGCTGGGCCTTTTATTGGTGGGTTATTACCAAAAATGGTAGATGGTGTAGGGAAGATGGCTAATGGAAATATCTATAAAGGTATGGAAGAAGTATTGCCAAGTGGAGTGTCCAATGGCTTAAAAGCTCTTCGATTTGCCACAGATGGAGTAACTGCAACTAATGGAGACCAACTTCTTTCCGCAGATGAGATGAGCTTTGCTGACATTGTTGGGCAAGCTATTGGGTTGCCGACTACCAAAATTACTGATCGCCAGTATTTACAGTCTGAGCTAATTAAGTATGAAAAGTTCTATAAAGAAAAGACTTCTGAAGTTAAGCAAGACTATATAGAAGCTAAAAAAGATGGAGATAATGCGGCTATTTCTAAAGCTCGTGAAGAATGGAGCAAACTCCAAGATGCTAAAGTAAAAAACGGGTTTACTAAAACTCCATTATCTGAACTATTAAAAGCTCCACAGGCACAGATACAGCGTCAAAAATTAGTGAT